TGCATCGGGCTTGATATCTTCAGTTCCCACAACGTCTTGGTCTTCCATAGTTCCTCCTTTCTACTCAGATAGTAACATAGGGTAACTGACCTGTCAAGTCTTAGTCATCCAATAACTCCACCCAAGAGGGGACTTCAGGTAATCCTGTCCAGTGCATGTAGTCATCAGGGGCAGATCGGAAAGCTCGGAAGAGTAGTTCCAATAGCTCCTTGGCTTCATGGGACTGGTAGGTTCTTACCTCCTCCCAGAAGAGAAGGGTGGCATCCACGAAGGGGTAGGCTTTACGGTAAGCCCTACGCTCCCTAGTGGTTCTGGATGGATCTCCTGGGTAGTGGATGTCATAGTAGTCATCCAACACATAGGTGGAGTATAAGGCATACATGGCTAGTGGTGTGTAGTAGGGGGTATCTTCAATAATCTGCCATAGATCAGGGATCACACCATCCCTTTCTTCTATACCATACTGCCATGCTGGTATACCATACTTCTCTACCATACCAAGCATATCAGTCCTAAAGTTACGGAGGGTGTAGCCCATCTCGGTTGAAAGCTTCTCCTCCTTGGACTCCATCTGGTCTAGGAAGTAGTGGGTTTCAGGTGGGTAGCCCTCAATCATTCTCCTGCGGTAATCCCTGGCTGGTTCCGTAGTCCATGTACCGAAGATGACAGCTTTCCACCAGTCTTCAGGGTTAATCTCAAACATTGGGGTCTCTTCCTCATCAAACTTGGTTACTTCACCCTCGATGATGGCTATGATGGCTTGCTGCATTCTGGCTGCCTGTGCACCTCCTGAGAAGTGCCATCGAAGTGCCCACTCACTGAGCCTCTCCCATCTTCCCAGCCTCATGTAAGTCTCAATCCCCCGCCATAGCTCATGGATATATCTCACTGGCATGGGAAGGTTCCAAGTATTCCCTGGGTCAAAGGGGAGCATCATAGTTCCACCGAAGGGCATGAAGGAGCTAGGCTCCCAAGGCTTCCTACCCGTAAGCCACTCACCATAGAGGTTGATGAGGGTGATGACTCCACAGAAGGCCATTATCTTCTTGAACCTGTTCTTCCATAGAGCTTGACCCTCTGGTGTGTTGGCTGCTACATCCTGCCATGCTCCTGCCTTGAGATACCTCATCCCAGTTACTTCCCTAAGCCTGGTGAAGGCTTCAAAGTGGAAGGTCTGGAATCGGAACAGTCTACGGATAACCTCTGGATAGGCTCCAGGAAGGTGGAAGGGATCATACATGGACTGGGACTTGGCTGCTGTGTCTGACATGTGCATCATTAGATCGAAGTCTGTTAGACCCTTAGCCATACCATCTCTCCTGCCAGCCAAGGCACTAATCCCTGTTATGCTCCTCTCTATGAATCTGGTCATAAAAGACATCTTCTCTTCCAAGGTCTCAATGGGGGATAGCTCAATCTTCTTGGCTTCAAGGAGGGAAGTCCCCATGTCCTGATGGATTAGGGATGCCCTACCACGCTGTTTGATAATATAGCTGGGAACTTCTTCAGCCACTAACACACGGAGGTCATCTCGGAAGATCCAGTCGAAGAGGCCACCAAGGGTGTTCTTAGCCCCTACCTCTAAGACTGTAAGGGCTATGGAGGATGGCTGGACTAGGAAGTTGAAAGCAGGGTTGAAGTCAAACACAGCATGGGTTAGACGCTGATTCTGCCAAGCTATAGCATTGTAGATGAAAGGAGGTATGATCTCCTTAGCACCTCTGGTTAGTGGATCAGGAACACCCACAAGACCCTGCTGGACTACCTTGTTCTCTATCCACCTGGCTAGGGTAGGTAAGCCTATGACTGGTTTCTTTGTCACCTCACCTGTCTTGGGGTCTACCTTCTCTACAAACTTATCTATGGCCTTACCATGCTTCTCCAAGTATCTGGCATGGGCTTTGGCATTGCCAATGGCTGGGGTAAAGAACATCTCCTTGCCCATGATGGCTAGGTAGTCAAGGTATAGCTTGATTACATTCTTCTCCAGGTGGTAGTCCTTTAAGCCATGCTTCCTTTGTTCAGCATGGGGATTCCAAGGAGCCTGTGGTTTGATGAAGTCAGGAGCAAAGGTTTGCTCAGCTAACCACTCTGGCCTTAGATTAGTACCCGTTATCCTACCCCATAATGTAGTCTTCCACACTTCTGGGAAGTAGGCAGCCTGTCTGGGGATTAGATCCCTGCCTTGTACTCCCCTTACTGCATTGACCTCATCAAGGAGATTATAGAAGAGGTATCGCATACCTCTGGAGAACTCTACCAGTTGGATGGCTTTCTCCTTGGATAGACCCTTGACCTCCTTAGCTATGGCTGGTTTCTTCAGGAGATCCTCCACTGGTAGGAGTAGGCTATCATCATCTATAGCAGTACCAATATTGTATGTCCTCTCATAGAACTTCTTCCTGCCCTTGAAGTCTACCCATGATGGCCTATCCAAGTTTATCTGCTCAAGGAACTGTTTAAGCTCAGCCTGCTTACCAAGACCCCAGTTGTCCCTTGCTACTATGGCCTGGGTGGTCACATCAAAGACCTTCTTGGATAGCATACCCCTCCTACCACCATCCATGTAGTGAAAGGCATCTCTGGTGGGCTGCCACTGGAGGGTCTGGTACTTGGCATCCATGAATCCCTGCTCCTTGAAGGGCTGGCTGACATGGGCATCCCAATCAATAGTACCATCAGCCTTGTGGGGTAGCTTGTTAAGGATCCTCACATATTCTTGCACACTACCAAGCCTGGAAGATGCTACATAGGCTACACTAAGGGTATTGTCATGGTCTGCTGCAAACAACTGCTCACGGAGGAGTTGGTCTACGGCCTCATAGTTCTGCTCCAAGTCCCCAACATTGACCAACCTATCACTTGCTCCAATGGCTCCTCTAGCAGCCTCCTCAGATGCAATGGGGTCACGGACTGTGGGTAGTTCACCCTTGGTAGCCATATCGGATAGCTTGGACTCTGCTTGATCTCCTGTATCCACCACAGGCTTCTCAGGTGGCTTACCCATGTTAGCTTGGATAAGCTCTTGCTGGACTTCGGTAAGGTCATCGAAGGGTTTGCCAATGGCTGTTTTGGCTATACCAGCTTGGTTGGCAATAGCACCACGAACAGATGGGGAGGACTTATCCCACAAGCTCCTTACCACTTCCATTGGTGGCTTGAACTCTGGCTTGGCTCCTGTGATCCTCTTCCAATGGTCTGGGGTTAGGGATGCACTGGACTTGGAACCTATGGCCTCAGCTATCTTACCCTCCACTCCTGCTTCCTTTAAGTCTTGTACCCTTTGGGCTGCTGACTGTCCATCCCACACTTCCTTCATCTCCTTGGTTGGGGCTAGTGGCTCATCAGGTTTTGGAGGTGGTCTTAGACCAGCTAGTTCCTTCTGGAAGTTGGATATCTGGGCGGATACATCTTGGATCTGGCCAGTTAGATCACCAACTATGGGCTTGAGTCTCTTGGCTTCATCTGGCTTGACCTTATCCATCCTAGCCCTAACCATATCCCTTTCAGTCCTTAGAGCACCTAGCTGGGTTCTAAGGGAGGATATCTGGCCTTCAAGGTAGGCTTGGTGTTCTGGATCAACACCCACTACCGGCTCAGGCATCCTCCCAGCCAACACATTAGTCCAAGCATCTTCGGGGGACATGGCATCTATGGCTCTTTGAGTCCACCCCAAGTCCTTGAGGCTAGTAGTCAAACTAGGTGTGATAGCAAGGCTTATGCCCTCTGGAGTCAATTCCCTCACCATAGCTCCTGTGATAGACTTGAATGGTATACCCTTCTCAGCAGCATGCTTCATCACATTGCCCACAATATCTGGGGTAGTACCTGTGCTACTGCCCATAGCCCCAATAGCCCTAGCTAGTCCTGCTGCATATTGGTAGTCCGCATGGGTAGCACCAGGGTAAAGACCCATCTCCTTGAGGAGGTTCATAAACCCTTCACGGAACTTGGGGTTATGCTTACACTGGTCTGCTAACCTAGACCAAGCTATTCTTTGCCAATATAGAGGATCATCCTTGTGGGGAGATGGTTGCTGACTGAACTTCATTATCTCCCTGAATACCTTGTACTCAGGAGTATGCTTACCACCAAAATGATGGGCTGCTGCTCTGCCTCCATGACTACTATCAAACTTGTGGTTGCCTATCCTGGTGGACACACCCTTCCATGCTTTTGGAAATTGACCAAAGACTGTTTTGAAGCACATACCCACTACCCACTGAACACCAGCAGCAGGAGCTAAGGCTACCTGGCCTGCCTTGATAGCATAGCCAGTCAAAGTACCTGCTTTGGGAGCTGCCTTACCAAGAGCCTGGAAGCCCCTCAATGGAGTAGCACCACCCCTGGCCATGAGTAGCCATCCAGGTGTCTCATATAACAACTGACCCCACCAAGGGAGATCATCATAGTACTCCCCATAGATTTCACCCCTGGCCATCTGCCAAGCAGTAAGGTCATGCTGACCTTCCTCTATGTGCTCTGTCCTCAGTGCCTCTATCCTTTGCTGCTCTGTAGTAAGACCAAACTTCTCTTCAGACTCAACATCCAACTCATCCCTTATCTCGGATAATCTACCAAAGTATTCCTCCCTCTTGTCAGGGGGAATGGTGTCCACACCCCTAAGAGCACGACCAAAGAGTTCTTGCTCTAATTCAGCTCTCCTGGTATTGTACTTATCCCACCACCAGTCTTCTTGCTCCCTGATCTCTGGGGGCTTCCACTGCACCATGTCTCTATGGATGGCTCTACCCATATCTTCAGCTACAAAGCCCATGATTGAAAAAGGCCAGAAGACATACGGTAAGGCACTTAGGGTATAATGGAGGAGCCTTTCATGCCAAGCGAGATCCCTGGGTACAAAGCTACCATCCTCATCAATGTGACCAACATGTTGATCATCTATCCATACTGTGCCGTCTGATAACTTCATCACAGCATCTATCTCTTCACCAGTCTCCTCATTGAATAGGGTGAAGGACATCTGATCGAAGTTCTCGTAAGCCTCCAAGTCAGATAGGGGGTAGTATAGCTCGGTCTCAGGATCATACCGTCCCACTAGCTCCCTGCCAATAGCATTCTCCACATAGACATCGGTATCATTGACAAGGAGGGCATCGGCATATACACCAGTCTCTGGGTCTTGGATTTGGATTGGTGTACCTGACTCCCTTGCTAGTTCCTCCTGCTTCTGCCACAAGGACATAATATCCTTCTGCCAATCACCTGATGGCTCCAAGCCAAGTCTTTCCATCTCCTCCCTTATGGCTTCCTCCTGGGTTTGCTCAAAGGCTTGCTGGTCATCAGCTACTTGGGGTGGGTAGGCTAGGCTTAGAGCATTGCGAATCTCATCCACATCCTGGGAGAAGGCTACTGTGGACATAACCTGGGCTGGGGTAATGTGGGGCATGTCAAAACTAATTCTCTCCAGGGCTTCTTGCCATGTCTCAGGGGCTAGGGGTCTACCCACGAAGAAGTCTGCTATTTGATCCTTGGGAGTCTTGGATAAGTCTAACAACCAATCCTCCAGCCACCTTCGCTCATCCCTATCTAATGGTAGCCTCCTATGTGCTGGTGTATTGGGATTAAGTTCAGGGAACATCTGGTATAAGTAGTGAGCATCTGCCACTGGAAGACCCTTGGCAAAGGCAAAGGAAGCAAGCTCAAGGATAGGGGGAAGCTCGGTGGCTACCCTCTGCCTTCTCTTTAGCTCCCTTAACTCATCCTCAACTTCTTGGGAAACATAGCGGAAGGTTCGGTCATCATAGAAGGGAACTACCCTATGGGCTTGCTGGGTTAGCCAGCCAAGACCAGGAGGCATGGTCAACTCACGCATGGCTGCTGATCTGGATCTAAGAGCCTTCTCCCACGCAGGTTTATCCTCGTAGACATCAGGCCTGAAGTGCTGCTCCCACAATTCCTGGTGTTGTTTAGATAGAGCCTGTAATTGCTTTAATCTTTCTTCATCTTCTTCCAAGAAGGTAGTGGGTAGCTCTGGTAATTCAAACATAGTTACCTCCCAATAGTACCTCTGCCAATAATGCCACGGAGCTGGGCTGGAGTAAAGCCCCTCTCTTCAGGTGGTAAGGCTTCTGGTCTGAGTGGTGTTCTTTCCCTTGGTGCTCCTGCCTCTCTAGCAGCAGTCACTTCACCCATTTCAGCTGGGGGAGCTTGGCCTGGGGCAGGAGCACCCAACTGTGCTTCCAATGCCTGGGCTGCTCTACGGAAGAGCATGGCCTGTCTCCTATCACCCCTGGACTCAAGGTAGTCAGCATGGACTTGGTATCCAGCTATCATCTCTACCAACTGGGACATGGGGTGCTGAAGCATACGGTCTATGGCCTTCTTACGCTTGATACCCTGGGGATCACCCATGTGAAGTACCTCAGTTATGATAGTGTTCTCATCAAGGAACTTGTCTAGCTGGTTGGCTATCTGACCACGCTGGAGCCAATCCTTCGGTGTGGCTACATCGGAAGTAACATTGACACTCACATCTTCAGGGATGTCGGTTGGCTTCAGCTTCTCCGCAAACATACCCTTGACTTCAAAGACCCTCTTGGAGGACTTGAGGTGGCCTAGCCAGAAGTTGTCCCCTTCCTCGTAGATTAGATGCTTGGCATCCATGTAGGGATAGAGGATCTGGTTGGCGGAGGCATCTGCCATACGGTCTAGGGCATAGCCAGCTTGACCCTCCACCATGCCATACACAGCATCATTGAAGCTACCCTTTTGGAGTTCTCTCCGCATCTCCATTAAGTGGGCTTGAAGTTCAATGGGCATGGCAGCAGGAGGCAAGCGGACTAATCCTTGGTCTCCTTGAGTATAGTGGAACAATGCTCCCCTCTCCCTTACTTCTTCCACGGTAGCCTGGGGAGTGGAGCTAAACTCCATGAGGATTGGCTGGGCTGTGTCCCTGATGATCTGGCTGGCCATAGTCTTCACCTTGTTGAATGTAAGGTATAGTTCCTTGTTGGCCTCAAAGATGCTCCGCCCTGTTAGCTTCTTCCAATCTACCTTGCCTTGGGATAAACTCCCCTTGTCTGGGAAGCCTGCTACTGGACTTACCACTAGCTTCACTTCTGGCCTGGGAACCCACCCAGTCACAGGTCTATCATCTATGAGGATGACATTGTGGTAGGTATCCCCAACCAACTTCCAAAAGTCATCAAGCCTTATGTCCCCTGCTGGGTGTCTGGGTTGATAGAACCATCCCCGATCTTCAGCCATCATAATGGCTTCATCCTCTGGTATGATGACACTGTGGACGCAGGCAGTTAGCTTGCCCCCTGCATATTGGGGGAAGACATTGAAGGGATTCCAGATGTCAGCACTAAGGATACCCTTGTCCTCCTCATATTGGTAGGCCACTGAATACCAGCCTAAGATCAGGAGGTAAAAACCCAACTCATCCTTGAAGGACATGGATCCACCCAACTGCCTCTCCCTATCTATCTTAGACCACATGTATTTGCAAGCCCTGTCCACTTTAGCCCTTCGGTCATATTCCAAAGTGGACTCACCCTCAATGGGTATAGCATGGGATAAGTCCCCCCTGGTTAGGAGGAAGTGAGCCATATCGTAGAAGGTCTGGGGTTCATTGCTTGCATAAGACTCCAAGCCCCTTGCTGATAGGACATCCAACAGAATGAGGATCTCGTACCACTCTCGGAACCTCACATTCCTTTGATTCCAGAAGGTCTTNANNTGACTTATCTTAGTTCTTATCTCTTGTTCGGTCATACTCCTCCTTACCATGACCAGGTGTTGTAGGAACCCAGGAAGCCCCTGGCTGTCCCTGACACCTTCCTTGTGGTCATAGCGATCATAAAGGCTATGGACAGGTCATCGTGCATCTGAGCCTGCTCCCTATACTTGGTCTTGAGCTTTATGTATTGGTAGCTCCTTAACTGCCTAACCAAGTTGGAATCCCAGACTTTCACCTGGTTTAGGTTCTCCCTGGTGATGGTCATAAGCAAGCTCCTGGTTTGCTCATTACTCCACCATCCACGCTGGGCTGTAACCCTCCCTGTGGTGAAGTCCCTCTGATGGCTTACATTTCCATAGTCCTTTAACTGCTCCAGTACCGCATAGCCTGTAAAGTTCCTCTCTATGGCTATCTCAGCCACACTGCCCTTTCCATCATTATACCAGTTTCCCATCTTCTTTAATACTTCAGCAAACATGTGGGGTTCTAGTCTGGCCTGGAAGGTGGCACAGACACGCCACTGATCATCCAACACTACGGCTGCACTGTAGCTGCCCTCTGGTGCACCTGAAGATGAGTCTGCCCCAATGATGTAGCGGACACCAGGCTGAGGCTCAATCCAGTATGTCCAGCCTTCTGCATGCTTCTTGCCCTCGTAGCACCCATTGGCTAGGTCAGTGAGAATCTGCTGGTCAAACACCGAATCCCCAATCACCAGCCAACAGTCCACCTCATTCTCTGGATATTGGGAGAAGAACAATGCTCCCTTCTCCCCCATCTTCCATCTACGCCATCGGATCTGGTCTTCAGTTAGGCCATGGGTATTAACCAAGAACAATTCATCATCCGTATAGCTTAGTTCACCCCTATCTTGTGGCATACATATGTCACTATCCCTTGGCAATGCATAACCCTCCTCCCACCACCAAGGGAAGAAGAAAGCCTTATAGGGGGACTTGCCCTCCCTAGCCATAGTCCACTTCCTGTAGAAGATGTTGTCCTCACCTTGGGCTGTACATTCGATGGTTAGTTCCCCATGCATGGGTACTGCATCCTCCACACCATTGAGGATACGTTCAGCATCGGAGGCTTCATACAAGGCCAACTCGGATAATAAGGCTTTCTTTATCGTGTCCCCATGTCCAAATGCTCTGGCTCCTGCTGTACCAATGTAGACTGCACTGTGTAGACTGGGGAAAGTTTTCTCCGTCCTGCTCTCCGCACCAATGGGGGGCTTGACTCCCTCAATGGAATCATAGAAGAATTGCACACGGTCTAGTAATCTTTGGGTAGCCCTGCCCTCATGGGATACCACAGCACACTGGGTATGGGGGATGGTTAGGCAGTCAAATAGCTGGTCAGCAAGGATGGAGGATGAACAGCCACCTTGCCTATACTTCAAGATGATATTCCTACTACCCTTATTGGTGTGGAAGTACCTTTGTAGCTTGTTGAAGCGGAAGGGTACAACTAGCCCACTCTTATTATCTATGCGGAACAGTTGGCCTATAAGGGCTATTTTGGACTCCCTCGTTGGCCTGGTGGCTATTGCCAAAGCTCCCTCCAAGTAGTAATGGTGGACTTGGGGATCACAATACAGCAAGATTTGAACTTAGCACAATCTTCCACTAAGCCCAAGTTGGTGCATAGTTCTACCAACTCATCTGTCTCCCTTACAAGGAAGCCTACTGATATACACTCAGTGAGGCTATTAATGGCCTCCTTCTCCTCCCACAATGCTGATATGTGAGAATCCTTCCATCCCACCATTACTACCTTTGCCATTCTATACCCTTCTTCCTTAGCTTGGCCTTGAGTCTATGGATTGGCTTGTTGACCTGACGTGATAAGGTTGCTCTCCGAATGTTCTGTCTGCTCGACACTAACTTCTTCAAACTCTGCGTCATATGTTTCCCCCTGTTGTAGGGCAGGGGCATTCTCCATGAGGATACCCACCCTTTGATCCCAGGTGATAGAGCCTATCTTGGGCACGGAGTCAAGGTCGGTGATGAGTTTACTGTACACTTCCCTGGCTATGTTGGTCTTGAGTAGCACATACTCCCCTGTGTCTAGTTCTTCCTTCATCCTTTGGAGTATCTTACCCTCTAGCAATACAGCCTCCAACTGGTTCTCTCGCCTTAGTAGCTGCACTGCCTCTTGCTTATGATCATGCTCCAACTCAGCCAACTGCCTGTAGATCTCCACAAAGTTGGGGTTGGCAAGCCAGCTATTGTATGTGCCCTGGCCGATATTCACTATATCCCTGCATANTGCTGGNTCCAAGCCTGCAATACGCATGAGCATGAATTGTCTACGAATACCAGTAAGTGGTTTAAGTTTCTCTCTGAGTGTACTCATCTTTATAAAGCCTATCAGGATTATGTGGTATTGTCAAGGCTTGACAAGATTTTGGGGATTTGGTATACTTTGCGAAAAGGTAGGAACAAAGTATAGCTTATTCTAAAGATATAACCCTTGGGGTGGTGTATATCTTAGGAGGTGTAATGAAGTTCTTCAAGTCAAGGAAAGATCAAGAATGCAAGGGGGCATGTGTGTATGAAGGCTTGATAGCCTATGGGGATACTATGGTCATTGTGTGGCTTAACAT